GGTTACGGTGCGGCAGCGGGTTCACTGGCAGGCACCATGGCCGGCGCCGCTGCCGGGGCGGCCATCGGTTCGGTGGTGCCCATCATTGGTACCGCGATTGGCGGCTTGGTCGGCGCGTACCTGGGCAGCATGGGCGGCACCGCATTGGGTGGTGTCGTGGGCAAGTCGTGGTTTGGTGGCGAGGAAAAAAAGCCATCGGCTCCCGCGACCCCGTTGCTGATGGCGCCTCGGCCCGGTCCGGTGGTGCCCAGTTTGGCCACCATGGGGCGTTCCTTCCAGGGGCCGAATGAACCTGGTGCGCTGCTGCTGGCGGCTCCGGCCGTGCCCCCCAGCCCGGCCTTGGGTGATGTCGCCCGCGCCCTGGCGACACCGGCACCGGTTAAACCTGCAGCAGTGGTGATCCAGCCCAAAGCGCCAGAGAAACCGGTGCCCACCAAAGTGGATCAGCAGTTCCAGTACTCCCTGAGCATGCCGGTCACGGTGCAAGGTGACGTCAAGGATCCGCAACGTTTGGCTCAGGACCTGATGCCGCACATGCAGCGAATGATGGCCGACGCAGCGAAACAGAACGCGTCGAGCCAGTTGTTCGATGAACCCCACTTGTAAGGAGAACCCATGGCTTACATGGAGCAATTGCAGGCTGGCCTCAAGTACCTGGTCGAAGCCGGGGAGTCCGGACGCCGCAGTGCGGACGGCATGCTCGGCCCGGTCAATGGTGCGATCAGTGAAATTACCGGTGCCGCGTCCGAGTTGGAGAATATCCCGTTCGTGGGGCCGGCAATCGGCGCAAAGCTGCAGCGGGTAATGCGCGGCGTGAATGCGGCGCAAGCCAAAGTTGGCCAGGTGGTGGCCACCTACGGGCGGGCTACCCGGGCCGCCGCAGAAGTGCAGGAGCGCATGGGCACGCTGAAGGAGCAGGCGGGCAAGGCGGCGACGGCGATCAACAAGATCGCCGGCAAGGTCAGCCCGTCGCTGGCCAACATCGTGCCCACCAGTGCGTTTGCCACCGATGCCACGCCGGCGCCGGAAGCGGTGAAGCCGTTCCCACACCTGCTGATCATTCAGCCGCAGGATCCCAAGGCCCAGCCGTACTACTTCAACCTGGACACAGCTGCCTTCGACGAACTGTCGCGGTCGACCGAGTTTCGCTGGGCCTCGCAAGAGCGCCTGTCGCGTCGGCCGGCGCAGCAGGCGGTGGGCATTGGTGAAGAGAAAATCACCTTGAAAGGTACGATTTACCCGGGCTTCAAGGGCGGGCTGAAGCAACTCGACACCTTGCGCAGCATTGGTGCTCAGTTGAAGCCGTTAACCCTGACCACGGGGTATGGCGATGTCATGGGCACCTGGTGCCTGAAGACCATCTCGGAAGAGCAGGGCGCACTGATGCATGGCGGGATTCCGCGTAAACAAGGGTTCACTCTGGAGTTTGTACGCTATGGAGACGACATGCAGAACGTCTGACGGGGATCTGCTGGACACCATCTGCCATAACTTTTATGGCCATCTGACGGGCAGTGTTGAGGCGGTGCTGGATGCCAATCAGGGCCTGGCCGATGAGCCGCAACCCTATCGCGCCGGCGTGGTGATCACGCTGCCGGAATTGGCTACACCTGTGCAGGATCAGGTCACGCTATGGGATTGAGATGGAGCGGCTGATTTGTCTGGCTAACTGCCATCTCCATGCGATTGCCGGTGGCATTGGGCGTCGATAGACTGTCGTTTTTCGGGCTGAATGAGTTATCCCCTATGGAAAGATCTACTGAGTTAAGAGCAGTGAAACGGAGTGTCTGGGGAGAGCTCAACTATCGATTGAACTGGATTATCTTTGGCACTATTGGTGCTGTACTGCTGGCGCTCATTCCTGTCATCGGATGGTTCATGGGGGCCGGGGTGATTATTGCTGTGCTGTGGAAAACGTTCGGGTTTCGAGAAACGCAGTTGGTCGGCAGTTGTCCGGCATGCACCAAATCGCTACCAGTTCACCCAGAGGCGGATGTTTTTGCGTGTCCTGTATGTCATAGCTGCATTGCTGTTCAAGAAGATCGTCTCGTTATTATCAAGATTGATTAAGGCGCACTGCCTGCCTGTAGCGAAGATGAAAACAACCAGCCCGCCTTGTGCGGGCTTTTTATTGGGGATTTTTTCATGACACCGGTCTTCAGGATTGTCGCCAATGGCGCCGACATCACGGCCTTGATCAATGATCGACTGATCCAGTTGCGCACCGTGGACAAGCCCGGGATGGAATCTGATGAGTTCGAATTGCGCATCGATGATCGCGATGGCCAGGTAACCTTGCCATCCCGTGGTAGCGCCATCGAGGTCTACCTCGGCTACGCCGAAACGTCGCTGGCGCGCCTGGGACGGTACGTGGTTGACGAGATCGAGATCTCGGGGCCGCCGGACACGCTGGTGATTAAGGGCAAGGCCAGTGACATGCGCGGTACCGGCAAGACCATCCGCAGTGGTAGTTGGGAAAACGTGCCGCTGTCGACCATCGTGACCGACATTGCTGCACGTAATGGCTGGCAGCCGGGGTGTCCGGTGTCCACCAAAGTGATCCGGGCGGATCAGCTCAACGAGTCCGATTTTAACTTCCTCACCCGGCTGGCCAAGCAGTACGACTGCACCGCCAAGGTGGCCGAGGGCAAGTTGCTAGTGATGCCACGCCAAGGTGGCCAGAGCGCTAGCGGCAAGGCTTTCGGCGCCATCACCCTGACGCGAAGCGATGTCAGCCGCTGGCAGTTTCGTCTGGGCGATCGCAATGCACACAAGGCGGTGGCGACCAAACATCAAGACAAGAAAAACGGGAAGCTGGTGGTGGTCTCCCTGGACAACGACGACGTGCCCGACGGGCTGCCGGCGGTGCATACCGCCCGACATATTTACCCCAACAAAACCGCTGCTGAGGCGGCGGCCAAGGCCCGCTTGGCGGCGTTCAATCGCTCCGGTGCCGGTGTGCGTCTGGAGATGCCCGGGCGCACCGACATCTTCGCCGAGCGTTCGATCAACGCCCAAGGCTTCAAGGACGGCCTCGACGGTGAGTACCTGACGGATTCGGTTGAGCAGGTTTACACCCAGTCCGGCTGGTCGACCACGGTGGAGTGCAACGGCGGCAAGCAGGGTAAAGCCAAAGCCAAAGGCAAGAAGAAAAAACCACCACAAGACCTGAAGGTCGTGCAGCTGGATCAATAGCAACGTCCTCCGTCACAGAAATAGGAGCAAGCGAATGCCATTAACAGAGCAACAACTCCAACGCATCATGCCGAACGCCCGCCGCCAAGCGGGCGTTTTTGTATCCGCGCTAAACGCAGCCATGGTCCACCGGCAAATCAACACTCCGAAACGCCAGGCGGCGTTCCTCGCCCAAGTCGGACATGAGTCCGGTCAATTGCAGTACGTGCGTGAACTGGGCGGCGATCCGTACCTGAGCAAGTACGACACCGGCAATCTGGCCGTGAGGCTGGGTAACACCCCGGAAGCCGATGGGGATGGCCAGCGCTATCGCGGTCGCGGCCTGATCCAGGTTACCGGCCACAGCAACTACCTGCGTTGCAGCTTGGCGTTGTTTGGTGACGAACGTTTGCTGCGCACCCCAGAGCTGCTTGAACTGCCGCAATGGGCGGCGGAGTCCGCCGCGTGGTTTTGGTGGATCCGTGAACTGAACGCGCTCGCCGATCGGGACGAGTTCGAGGCAATCACCCGCAAGATCAACGGCGGCCTCAATGGACTGGCGGATCGGCTGCAGCTGTGGGAGCGGGCGAGGGCGGTGCTATGCGTCTCGTCGACCTGATTCCTGCGCCATATCGAATGGTCGCTGTCGGTGGGCTGCTGGTCGCCGTCGCGGGTGGTTCTGCTGCGGTGACCTGGCAGGTCCAGGACTGGCGCTATGGCCAACAACTCGCGGAGCAGGCCCAACTGCACACCGACACCCTCAATCAACTGGCCTTGGCCGCAGCCGCGCAACAGCGTGCCGAGCAGGACAAACGTCTGGCCCTGGAGCAGCAGCTTTCCGCCAGTGAACAAACCCATTTCCGAGCCCTGAGCGATGCCCAACGTGATCAAGGTCGCCTGCGCGACCGCCTTGCCACTGCTGATGTGCGCCTGTCAGTCCTACTCGACGCCACCGACTCAGCCAGCGGCTGCGCAATGTCAGTCACCCCCGCTACCGGCGGCGTGGTTCATGGCCCCGCAAGAGCCCAACTTGACCCAGCGCATGCTCAACGAATTATCGGCATCACCGATACCGGCGACCAAGGACTGATCGCCTTGGCGGCCTGTCAGGCCTACGCCAAAGCCGTCTCAACACCGAAGTGAAAAAGAGCGACCGGTCTGGATGCGTCAACATCCACCCCGGCCGCCGTCCCTGCAGATGGTCCCTGCAAGTCCAGCCAAGGCTCCTACTCCGTGCACGAAGCGCGGCGAGCCTAGCACCTGTTTATCCATACAGTAAAGGTCTTGCTCTCTATGTCTACTCCTATCATCCCTTGGATGGGCGGCAAACGCCGCCTGGCCGACCGCCTCATTCCGCTTTTTCCGCCTCACGAATGCTACGTCGAAGTCTTTGCCGGCGGTGCCGCGCTGTACTTCATGCGACCCCAGGCCGCGCCCGTTGAAGTGCTGAACGACATCAACGGCGACCTGGTCTCGCTGTACCGCGTCGTGCAGAACCACCTGGAAGAGTTCGTGCGCCAGTTCAAATGGGCGCTCAGCTCGCGCCAGGTGTTCGAGTGGCAGAAGATGACCCGCCCGGAAACCCTCACCGACATCCAGCGTGCCGCGCGATTCTTCTACCTGCAGCACCATGCCTTCGCCGGCAAGGTGTCCGGGCAGACGTTCGGCACCGCCACCACCGGTCCGGCGATCAATCTATTGCGGATTGAGGAAAACCTCTCGGCCGCCTGGCAACGCCTGTCTGGCACCTACGTCGAAAACTTGCCCTGGCTGGAATGTGCCGAACGCTACGACCGCGCGCACACCTTCCACTACATGGACCCGCCGTACTGGCAGACCGCAGGGTATGGGGTGGATTTTCCATTTGAAGACTACGAACGCATGGCCGATTTCATGCGCCGCTGCAAGGGCCGGGTGATGGTCAGCATCAACGACCATCCGGACATCCGCCGGGTGTTCGAAGGCTTTCACTTCGAGACGTTGGATATCCGCTATACCACGACCAACCAGCGGCAGGGCAAGGCCGAGGTCAGTGGTGAACTGGTGATCATGAACTGGGAGCCGGCGGCGCTGGGAGGCCTGTTTTGACGTGACAGCCTACGACTCGGCGGCCCGAAATGACGGGCAGAAATCGGCCAGGAGCGGTCTGTCGTCGGTGTCTGCTATCGGGGGGAAGCTTTAAACTTACGGAAGCATCAAAGTCCCAGTCGTGCGAGACTTTCG